TGATAAACAACAACAAGGTGCATTATGTTATGATAAATGTCCTTCTGATTATAAAGGTGTTGGACCTGTCTGTTGGCCTGAATGTCCTTCTGGTTATACTGATACTGGAACTCAATGTCAAAAAAAATCTTATGGACGTGGTGCTGGAACTCCTATGAAATGTAGTCCTAATGAAGATTTAGATGGGGCTTTATGTTATCCTAAATGTAATTCTGGTTATAATGGTATTGGACCTGTTTGTTGGCAAGAATGTCCAAGTGGTTTTACTGATACTGGGGCTGATTGTTTAAAACCTAAACCATATGGTAGAGGTGGTGGTTATACTTCTAAAAAACGTTGCGAACATCATCATAAAGATACTGGTTGTGAAAGATGTTTATTATTATGGTATCCTAAATGTAAATCTGGTTTTAGTCGTGCTGGTTGTAATATTTGTAGTCCTGAATGTCCTGATGGTATGACTAATATTGGTATTTCTTGTCAAAAGAAATCTTATGGTAGAGGTGCAGGTGTTCCTGTTCATGCTTGTGATGATAATTTAGAAAAAGATGGAGCATTATGTTATCCTAAATGTAAAGACGGGTATAATGGTGTTGGTCCTGTTTGTTGGCAAAAATGTCCTGAAGATGTAAATCCATCTGTTTATAGTGGTAGATTTAAAGATACTGGAGCTCAATGTACTAAAATTGGTAAAGATAGAGGTGCTGGAACTGTTTTATCAACTTGTCCTACTAATTGGCAAAAAATTGGTGCTTTATGTTATGGTCCTTGTTCTCCTCCTTATCCTAAACCTGATGGTATTTTTTGTCGTTCTTAAATTCTATATTTTCTATTATTATTATATTTCCTATTTTATTGTATTTTATTACTGTTTTTTCACTATAATTATAATTATTTATATTTAGATCATCTATTATAAATATTTTCTCTAAATATATTATTTCTCTTCTATCTATTATTAAATTATCTATTGTTTCATATATATTTATATTATCATATCTTATAAAATCAATAGATTTATATTTACTTATTATTGTATTATCATTTACTATATATATTGTATATCTCATTGTTTTTTCCATACTTATTTCATAATTTATTATATTTTTATCTAATTCATATTGATTTAAAGTTCTATTATTTGTTATTTTATTTTTACTTATTATTGCTATATTAGTATTTATTTTACTTATTTCTAAATTTATTATATCTATTTCAATTATATTAATTTTTTTAAATTCTTCTAATTCTATTATTATATTTTTTATATTTTGATTAAAAAAATTATTATTTAATATATAACTTTTATTATTATTATAATTTTTATTTATATCATTAGAATTAAATTTTGATAATATATTATTATTATTTATTATCAAAAAATCATATGTGTATTCTGTATATTTATATTTTATATTTAATATCACTTTGTTATTTATAAATTTATATTGATTTATATTTCTATTATCATTCCATAAATCTTTTTCTATTATTATTAAATGCATTTAATAATAATAATAAATAAATCTTTATTTATTATTATTTTTTAATAATAAAAATTATAAACAGGCATTACCATTTGTGCAATACCATTTATTTACTCCACTAATTTCACATAATAAATGAACAATAAATCCTGTTAAAAATAAATTAATTTCCATTACATAATTCTTATTCCAATCATCACATACTGGTGGTAATTCTACTTTAAATGGTTTGCTTAATGTCCATGATACTAATGTTCCTACTAATGCAGTTATTATACCTACTATAAATGCTTCTAATAATAATCTTAACATATTATATATTATCTTATTAGAAAATTATTATGTTTATTTGTTTTATTTATTTTATACTATAATTATAAATGTGGTATATATATGGAAATAAATATAACTTAGAACCATTTTTAAATTATCATCCAGGTGGTAAAGAAATTTTATTATTAGCAAAAGATTTACATGATGCAACACCTTTATTTGAATCATATCATGCTTTATCTAATAAATCACAAATTAAAAATTTATTAAATAATTATTTAGTTGAAAAAAATACATCATTAGATTCATATAAATATACTTTTAATTATAATGATTTTTATTATGTATTATCTGAGCGTATTAAAAAATATTCTAACAATAAAAAATTAAAAATCACTAAATTAACTATTTTTAAATCAATATTCTTTTTTATATTATATTTTTTCCTTATAAAAAAATCTTTCTTTGAATATAATCATTTATTCTTAAATTATTTATATTCATTTTTGGCTGGTTGTTCTTATTTTACTATTTTATTTATATTAGGTCATGATGCTTCTCATTTTGCATTATTTGAAAAATCTAAATTAAATTTAATATTATCAAATATATTATTAGATTTTGGTTTATTTAATGGAATATTATGGGAAAAACATCATGTTATAAATCATCATTCTTTTACTGGTTCTATTAATGATCCTGATAGTATTAATACTTTACCATATTTTAGAAAAACTAAACAAGACAAACATCTATTAAATAGTAGTATGATGTTTTTTAAATCAAGTGTCTTTTTTATATTAAGTATTTTTCCTGGATTATGGTTTGGTCAAACAATTATGTATATAAAATGGTTATATAGAAAATATATTTGGAAAATGGAATTACCTAATTTCAAATTATTATGGTATGAAAAACTTATTTATTTATTAAAATTATCTATTTTATCATATGGATTATATAATAATCCATTAGTTGTATTTTTTTATATGTTAGGTATGAATTTAATTTATAGTATAAATATTTATGGTGATCATGATACAATTGAAACTTATAATAATTCTATTAAATATCATCATATTTCTGATTGGGGTGCAAGACAAGTATTAGAAAGTGCTAATTGGTGTGGTCCTATTTGGTGTTTCTTTTTTGGTGGTATAAATTATCAAATAGAACATCATTTATTCCCATCAATTCATCATGATCATTATCCTGCTATTTCTAAAATTGTTAAAGAAACATGTAATGAATTTAATATACCTTATGTTCATCATAATAATATATTTTCTGTTATGTCCAGTTATTTTACTAAAATTAAACTCCTTAATAATAAATAATAAATAATAAAAAAAATTGATTTTTTATTATTTAATAAATATTTGTATTTTTACTAATAAAATGATATTACATAATGAACCTGCTTTTGATATATTTTATAAATTTACTTTTGTATTATTATATTTAGGTATATTTCATACATGTTTCCTTTTTTTAAATTTGTTTTCTAATATCAAATTAAGAAATAAAACTATCTGATTTTTTTTACATTTTATTGGTAATATGTTAGTAGTTATTTGTTCTATACCTTATATTTATATGTTTTTATCTAATTTACCTTATCATCTTCAATATCCTGTTTATCAATATGATACTACTATAATTGCTGTTGCGATTCATATTTATCATATTTTATTTTTTAATCTTAATTATGATGATATTTTCCACCATTTTTATTTCGTTTTTATTGGACTTATCATTCAATATTTACATAATTTAGGATATTTATTAGCATTATATCATTTCTTTGTTACTGGTTTCCCTGGTGGTATTGATTATTTAATATTATTTTTAGTTGATATAGGAATATATACTAAACAAAAAAGATTACGAATAGCATCATTTTTAAATATATGGATTAGATCACCAGGTATATTATTTTCATTTGCATTTTGTATTGTTATATTTTCATATAATCAACTTAATTTTATAAATTGTTTATATTTATTAATTGATTCATTTGTTTGTTATTATAATGCTCAATTATATCTTAAATTAATTGTTGAAAAGAATGCTATTGTTAATAATCAATATCATCGATTATACTAATTCTAATGGATTAAATTTATAAAATATTTCTAATCCTAAATGAGATAATCCATGTATTCCGATTGCTATTGATAATAATATTAATAATAATAAAATTTGCATAGTTGAACTTTGTTTTATAGTATCATACTCTTTATATATTAAATAGATTACTAATAATATTATTATTCCATTTAATATATGAGATAAAAATGATGGTTTATTTAGTATATTCATTAATATAATTTTATAAAATTATTTTAATGAATTTCTTATTTTATTTATATCATTTATAAATTCTTCATCTGTTTTTTTTGTTTTGTTAAAATATTTATTCCTTATTAAATTCTCTATTAATAATTTTAATTTACTCATATTTGAACTTATTTCTATTATTTCATTATCTAATATATTCATTAATTTATATTTATATTCTATACCATTTTCTGTATAATATATTGTTTCTATCTTCTTCTCATTGTTAAAATTATATATTAACTCTATTATATCATCTAAATCTTTGTATTTTATTTTCTCTATGTCAAAATATATTTTATCTTTATATTCATCTGTTACTTCTTCTATTTGCTCTAAATTTATGTTTAATATTGATAATTTGTTTTTTATGTATTTTAATTTATTATCTACATATGAATTTTTTGTATTTTCTACTAAATACATATATACTGCTAATTGTATTATGTGATCTTGTTCTATTTTTTCAACACATTTAAATTCCCATACTGTTTTTTCATCTATACAATCTATATATCCACATAATTGTCTATTGTATAATTCTTTTTTATTTTCTATTTCTATTTTTTTCTCATATATTGCTTTATTACTTATTAATTTATCTAATCTATTATAACACATTTCTAAATTATTTTCTGTTATCCAATTATAATCTTTTATTTGATTTAATTTATATATATATCCTGATGTATATGCTAACCATTTTGCTGATATATATAATAAATGTGAAATTAAGATATTTTTAATATTTATATCTTCATATTTTATTTCATGTTGTTCTATTGTTTCTTCATCTGAAAATAAATATTCACTTGTTTCTTTTTTATTAAATATCTCCTTTGTATATATTGTCATATTTCCAGTTTTCTTTAATTCTAAATAGGCGGGTATTGCTATTCCTGTTATATCTGATACATTCTCATATAAATCCCCTTGCTGTGTTTTAATTGGTATATTTATTTTATTTTGTTTATTTTGTATAATATTTATATCTATATATTTTAAACAATCAGTTAATATATTCACTGGCATATGTTTTATTAAATCAGTAACTGGTGTTTTTATATTTTTTATTTTATTATTATTTTGAATACTAATACGGTCATCTTCTTCAAAATAACAATAATTATATATTTCTCTTCTTTTAACAAATGGTAAATAGTCATTTTGATAATGATGTATTACTGATAAACATTCTAATGCTCTTGTACATGCTACATATATTTCATTTGGACAAATATATGGATCTACATGTTGTTTAAAAAATTTAAAATATGTATAATCAAAATTAAATATTATTACTACTTTTCGTTCTAATCCTTTTACTTGATGAAATGTAGAAAATACTAATTTATTTTTTAATATATCTTCATCTAATTTTTCTTCATCTGAATTTGGTACATATATTGGTATTCCTTTCTGTGATATACGATTTGCTAATATTCTTATTGGACTTTTTTGACTCTTCACTGATGGTGCTAATATAAATATATCATCATGACTATATCCTTTATCCATATAATATCTAAACTCCTTATATGGTCTCCCTGAACCATATCTAAATGTATCACATATTATATATCTTACTGGTCTTCCTTCTTTCTCTGATTTTATTCTATTATCTCCTAATAAACATTTATTCACAAATAATGATATTGGTTTTGTCACTCTGAAACTTGTTGATAAATTTAATCTCTCCCAACTATCATTATTAAAATTAAATATTTTATCTCCATATATCATAAATCTATTATCTGCATTATTAAAATCATATATACTTTGATTTTTATCTCCTAATACACATAATCTTACATTATTTGCATATATTGGTTCTAAATTATCATTAAAATCAATGACTTCTCCTAAGTGTTTATTATCTTTAAATATTTTACATACTAATCCATAATATACTGGATTTATATCTTGGGCTTCATCTAATATTATTATATTATAACTAAAATTCTTTATTGGCTTTTTATTTGTCCTTACTATCTGTAATAATACATCATCTCTAAAACATACTCGATCATAATATTTTACACAAAATGAATGATATGTATGAACTTCTAAATTATTTATATTATATATTTCTTTTTTTAAATTTGTTTCTAATCTTAGTTTTTTATTATATGTTAATAATAATATTTTTTTATTATTATACTTTTTTGCTATAAATAAGTTTGTTGTTGTTTTACCACTACCTGCTACTGAATCTATTATTAAATTATTTTTCTCTATTTTTTCTATTATATCTTTCTGTTCTGTTGATGGTTGAGGCATTGTTAATCTTATTATATACTTATTATTGTCTATAATTGTCCTTTCTAATTTTTCTATGTTATCTATTATTTTACATTTTATTGTAATATTATTTTCTATTATTTCGTTATATATCCTATCTAATTCTATTAACTCTGTATTATTTATCATATACTTCTCTAATTTGTTATTCTTATCTATTTTATTTGAATCAATTTTTTTTAATAAATTAAAAGAAATAATAATAAATATCAAAAATAGAATTTAGATTTATATTAGATAGTTCATGATCAGATTGATTAATGTTGATATAATATTCATCAACTAACTTAAAATAATTAGTTGATGAATCATATTTTACATTATATGAACAAAAACGAGAATATTTATAATAATTTGAATATCCATCTAAAGTTAAACTCATATGTCTAATAATTTCACATTCTAATGAAACATTATCAAAATTATCAATAAATAATATCAATTTATTTTTTATAAAATTATTTAATGTATATTTATCTGTTATATTTAATATTAATTTACATGTAGAATCAGCAATAAACCATAATTTATTATTATAATATTTACAATACATCTCTAAAATTAAATTCATTAAAATTGGTCTTGTTATTAACAAGTTATATGATATTTGACTATCTTCATCAGGAATATTACCCCCTAATTGAGTTATACATATTATTTTTCTAATAATATTTGATTTTGATTTTACTAATTCTCCTAATACATTCATTGAAGATAATCCAATTATATTTACTTCTGTATATTTTTCACAATATTTTTCTAATATATTTATCCAATTCTTAAATTTTGCATATTTGTGTTTTGATATATCTATTTTAATTTGATTATCTTTATTTATTATAAATCCTTTATTTCCATTTTTATCAATATATTCTTTTTGTTCTTTATTATATTTATAATAATTTGACATTGGTCCTGCTAATATTTTTGGTCTCCAATCTAATTTTATTTTTTTCATAAAATTATCTATAAATTCTCCTAAATGTAATGCTCTTAATCCATATAATCCATCTACTCCCATTATATATAATACATCACTTGTTATAAATAATATATCTGATTTAATATTTCCTATATTTTGTTTATTATCTATTGTATTATAATTTTCTATAATTTCTGATAATATTGCTATTATACTACTTTTTCCATTTATTGGATTAAATGGATCTACAACTATAATCCTTAGATTTATTTCATCCATTGAATATATATATTATTATTATATATTCAACTACTTTTTTATTCAGTTTTTTATAATATTAAATCACACTCTTTTACACCTATTATTATTAATTTACATTCAATATTATTTATTGATTCTAATATTATTTTTGTTTTATTTACATTATCTATTTTACATATATTATCTTTTATAAAAATATTAATTGGTAATATATCTTTGTTTATTGTAATATTACTTACTTTATTATTTATATCAATAATATGATTATTATTTTTTATTATTATATATATACTTTTATAATTATCATCTATCTCTATTTCATTTATAAATTTATCATTATATAAACATATTTTATTATCAACTCTATAATTATTTTTTTTATTTATATATTCTTTTAATTTTATTATTATTTCTTTAATATTTATTTCATTACTAAATTCAAATTGTAAATCATAATAATATTCTATATTATTATCAATTATATCCGTTATTATTGGTAATTTTATTTCATATATATTTCCTATTATTCCACTGTTCTCATATAAACATATTCTCTCTTCATAATTATCATAATATATTTTCATGTTTAATATTTCATTATTTATTATTTTATTATTATCATCTAATATATATATTTCATCAATTATGTGATTTATTATATTATTATTAACTGATTTATACCATATATTCTCTTTTTCTATATATTCTAATTTTATATATTTATCTTTTGTATATGTTATATTTGAATCATATACTTTATAACATAAATTTTCATTACTATTTAATAATTTATTTAATTTAGTTTGACTTTCTTTTCCCCCATATTTCATAAAATGAACATATTTTAATGGTTCTATAAAATTTAATCGTTCTCCTATATTCCATATTATATTACCTTTTAATTTAGTATCTTTAATTATATTATTATGTAAATATAATTTAACATTATGCATACATTCATTATTTAAACATTCTAAATCTATATCTATTTTTTCTATATTTTTATAGAATAGTTCAATATTATCATCAATAGTTTTTTGAGTTCTATTTAGAGTTTCAAATAAATTATACATTTAATAATATTTTGAATATATAAAAATAAAATAAACTATATAAGTCTAAATTAAATAAATAATATAATAATAAATAATATAATGAATATTTTTTCAAATGATGACAATTATCAATTAAATCTAACATATAATTTAGGAGAAATTTATAAATTACCGCTTGTTGAAAATAATAAATTTTCAGTTGTATTTCCAAAAGAATTAACTAATATTATTACTGAAACTGAATGGAAAATTATTATAAATGGTTTAAATGATTTTGTACAAAATTTAGATACTACATATAATTATTTTAAATATACATTACCTTATTCAGTAGGTAGTTCATTATTTGGAATATTTGCTGATACATTATTATTATATACTGGATTCCCTACAGGATTCTTTACTTTTGTATTTGGTGTTTGTGGAGGAGTAATTGGTTCAAGATACTATAATGATAAAAATAATTATGATTTAAATAGTTATTTAGATAATTTAAATAATGATTTAAGTAATAAAGGAATTATGTTTAGATATCATGAAGATATTGGTTTATATATTAGATTTTTTTAATAAATAATTATTAAATAATAATTATT